ATGATGAAAAGCAGTCAGATGTCTATTGGCTTGCATGGGAAGGCCTTCGACTAAGTGGAGTCACAGTCAAGCCATTCGGCGCAGACTTTCTCGAAACTCTCAAGAGTGTAGAGGTTGCAGAGTCTGACCCTTTGGCCTAGGCAGGGATAGCATCCACTATCTCATCGCTCGATTGAGCATTGAGACGGCTATCCCTCCACAATACTTAATAGATTTAGATCCATCGATGCTTCAGATGCTACTCAAAGCATTGAAGGATAGAGCAAAGGAGCAGGCAGATGCCTACAGAGCTAAAAGGCGCTAGTGCGCTTCGTAAGGCTCTTAAGCAATTTTCGCCTGATCTTGACAAAGAAACTCGTGATGAGATGGTCGGATTCCTCAAGCCAGTAGTAAAGAAGGCTAGAGGATTTCTTCCATCTAACTCAGAGGCTCCATCGGGATTTGTAAAGCATGAAGTAAAGACCGCAAAGTTCCCGATGTACGATGCAGCAGAGGCTAGACGAGGCGTAGGCTACAAGCTGACTCCTACTAAGCCTAACCGACAAGGATGGGTGCAGTCAGTATCCATCCACAATAAGACGGCAGCAGGTGCAATCGTCGAGACCGCAGGACGTAAGTCTGGAATGACTGGCAATTTCTCACCAAGATTTGCAGGATCATTTGCAGGCCGCGCCAAGATGCAAGGTCGTGCAATGTTTAAGGCTTATGATCAAGATCAAGGCAAGGCCAAGGTCGGCGTAATCCGAGCCCTAGAGAAGGCCGCCGCTAAGTTCAATGCGAAAGGTATCTAATGGCTGAGTTACGGATTCCGATTGTCGTCGAGAATAAAGGCAAGAAGGCACTTGGCGACACCAGTAAAAGCGTTAGCGCCCTTGATAAGGGAGTAAAGCGATTAGGCAAGAGTCTTGTAGCAGTCTTCGGAGCCCAGCAGCTTCTTAAATTTGCTAAGAATGCATCAAAAGCTTTTATCGAAGACGAGAAGGCAGCCAATCGTTTAGCCCTAGCAGTTAAGAATCTTGGCCTAGAGTTCGAGGCTCCGCGCATTGAGCGTTATATCTCTGACCTTTCTCGCATGTCTGGCGTTACAGATGATCAACTTCGTCCGGCAATGCAACGCTTATTGCAGACTACTGGATCAGTTACCAAGGCTCAGGAATTACTCGCTCAGGCTACAGATATCTCAGCAGGTTCTGGCATTGATTACGAAACAGTCGTAAGCGATCTAAGTCGAGCCTATGTAGGCCAGACTAGAGGCCTTACCAAGTACGCGCTAGGCGTTAGCGTTGCAGAGTTAAAGACCATGAAGTTCGCAGAAGTGCAAGAGAGATTAAACAAGCAATTCTCTGGCGCTAGTGCAGAGTTTCTAACTACTTACGCTGGCAAGTTACAACTACTCACAACCGCCGCAGGAGAAGCCAGCGAAACAATCGGTGGGGCTTTAGTTGATTCTCTGGTTTCAGTATTCGCAGCAGGCGATACAACTAATTTCGTCAATCAGATTGACACATTAGCGACCAAGATCGCTGACACAGTAGCAGCAGTCGTATTTGGATTCCAGAAGCTCTATGTGCTTACTAGCGACAGAGCAATCCTTGCAAGTTTCAACCCATTTGATGACTATGAGAAGAATGCCTTAGCAGCGATCGAGGCGGCAGAAAAGGCGGCTAAGTTCCGTCGTAATATGCCATCAATGGGATACCAAGGCTCACAGCCAATGAATATCTATGAAACATCTGCTCAACGCACAGCGCGAGTCAAGGCCGAAAGAGATGCTGCCAAACGCGCTAAGGAATTAGCAGCGACGGCAAAGAAGACACTCGATACACAGAAGAAGCAGAATGCGCTTACCAAGGCTTCACAGACTTTAGACCTAGAGCGTATTGGTATCGCGGCAGCCTTGCAGGGGCAGATCAGCGAGACAGATCGCCTATCTCTAAACCTTCAACTAGCATTGCTAAATAAAAATGATGCAGTTGCAACTAAGTTAGCAGCAGAATTAGAGTTATCAATTCAGCGCCAGAACGCACTAGCAGCAGCTCTTAAGGCTACGCCAGAGGCGCCAAACCCTTACCGCAACTGGGTTATTCCAGGAATGTCTGCAATAACTTCACAAGCGCCAGCCTCAGTCGGTGGAAGCGGCGTCATTCCTGACTTTAACGTTCCTGCTAATTCATTCAGTCAAGTCGGGCCTATGGGTGGATTAGGGGCAGGAGTTATTGCAGGAGTCAATCCTCAACCTGTCATCAACGTAGTTGTAGAAGTTGCAGGCGAAGAAGTAGCGGCAGTCATTACTCAGCAACAGACCAATAAATCTCTATCAGGATCATTCGTCGGAGTTAATCGAACTGCGAGATTCGGTACTAGGGTTGATGAAGGATGACCCTTCCAGCAACGATCTCAGTATCTTTCGACTTTAGCTCTGGAGCAACCTTCGGGCTAGGCTTCGTACTTGGTGACTCTGTCAATGGAGTTCTAGGTACTAGCAAGTTCGGAGATTCCCCGGTCGCAACGCCTACCATCGATCTCAGTTCTCAGACTCGACAGATCAAGATCAGCCGTGGACGCAACATTATGCGAGACACATACGAGGCAGGCAACTGCACAGTACGCGTCATCGATCAGGACGGCTCATTCAATCCACAGAATCCAGCAAGCCCATACTTCGGCTATCTGACTCCACTCCGAAAGATTCGTGTTGCAGCAACTACGGCTACCGCGCAGGAATTCCTATTCTCTGGCTATGTCACAGATTACAAGTACACCTATCCGACTGGTCAGGAATTAGGCTATGTCGATATTAGCTGCGCCGATGCCTTTCGTCTCTTTGCTATGGCTAACGTCACCACAGTAGCAAGTGCGACGGCAGGCCAGACCACAGGTACACGCATTGACAAAATTCTAGATCAGGTAGACTTTCCATCTACTATGCGATTTATTGACACAGGCTCGACCACAGTTCAGGCCGATCCAGCCACTTCTCGATCAAGCCTGTCAGCGATTCAGGTTGCAGAGTTTACCGAGCAGGGAGCCTTCTTCGTACTGCCAGCAGGAGAAGTCGAGTTTAAGGATCGCGCAGATGTAGTGGCATCACTAGCTGCTGCACCTATTGAGTTCAATCAATCAGGGGGCATTCCATACGCTGATCTCAAGTTCGCCTTCGATGACAAGCTCATCATTAACCAAGCCGTTATGAAGCGTATCGGTGGCAGTTCAGTCACCTCTGAAAACGTGGATTCCATCGCTAAATATTTCCCTCACGGCATGAACGTAGATAACCTCATCGCGCAGACAGATGCTCAAGTGCAGGATATTGCAGATATCTATGTCGCTACTCGCAAAGAGACCACAATCCGCATCGATGCCATGACTCTCGATCTACTTGATCCAGCAGTTCCAACTGACACCATCATAGGCCTCGACTATTTTGACAATGTGCGTATTCAGAACGTACAGCCTGATGGCAGTTTAATCGTGAAGACTTTGCAAGTGCAGGGTCTAGCTTGGGATATAACCCCTAACAGCATGAAATGTACAGTAACAACACTTGAGCCCATCGTAGAGGGATTCATTCTGGATTCTGTGACGTCGGGTATAATAGGCACATCCATATTAGGATACTAGGAGAATAACAATGGCAGTAGGCTTTCCAGTCAAAGACGATTACGCGACGGGTGACGTATTAACCGCTGCCAATATGAACGATTTTGCAGGTACTCTTAACACAGTTCCTGACGTGATCGGTGGCTTTGCCGCTGGCAAGAACAAGATCATCAACGGCGATTTTGCCATCAACCAAAGAGCCTTTACAAGCCTCACCGCTACAAACTTCGGATTTGATAGATTTAACAATGTTATCGCTGGCGGTACTGGAACGGCTACTTTTACTCCTCAAGTCTTCACACCCGGAACTGCGCCAGTTGCAGGCTATGAAAGCACAAACTATCTGCGAGTCGTAACAACTGGACAAAGCGCAACAAGCACAATTACACGCACGCAGCAGTCAATCGAAGATGTACGCACTTTTGCTGGACAGACTGCAACCTTTTCATTTTGGGCTAAGGCCGCTACAGGCACTCCTTCGATCTCCGTAGAACTTGGACAAGGTTTTGGTTCAGGTGGCTCACCTTCAGCAGATGTAACTACTTTGGCAGGCAAGGTTACTTTATCAACTTCATGGGCTAGATATTCTGTAACAGTCGCAGTTCCATCTATAAGCGGAAAAACATTAGGAACGACTGCCAACACATCTAAACTAGACGTTAGACTTTGGGTATCGGCTGGTTCAGACTTCAACGCTCGTACAGGAACACTTGGTATTCAATCTAACACTTTCGAGATTTGGGGAGTTCAAGCCGAGGCAGGTTCAATTGCCACACCTTTCCAGACTGCAACGGGAACAATCC